TGACTCTCCGATTACTCCGAGACTTGCCCGTGTTGTAATACCGCCTTGAGCGTGGCATCCTGAGAAGTCAAGACCAGGCGGTAAATATCTGCCATTTATTATCGCCCCGCCGTTAGGCAATGGGCCGTCTTTAAAACCAGCGGCAAGTTCACCAGGCTTCAGTTTAGAGATACCAATAGCAATCAGTTTGCCAATCCCTTCCCAGTCTATATCATTTAGCCCCTTAGCAACATCAACTGCCACTTGTGCCGTGTCAATCTTAGGTTGAAAGATATTAGAACTGACAGATTTAGCCGTTTGTCCAGCGATCTTAGAAATCTCCGACTTCGCAGAAAGGAACTCTCGGAAGTCCAGTTGAGTCATCCCCAAAATATCTGTGGCTAAAGCATTACCACCCTTGAGTCCAGCAGCAGCAACCTCTTGAAGTATGTCGCCAGGCACTCCCCTGTCCTTAAGACGCTTCATATTCTGTTGAAACAGTCTTATCTCTTTAAGAGTGTCCCTAGTCTGTTCTAAGGCGGTTCCCTTGCTCATATCTGATGTCACAGAAACATTCAGGGCATCCTTTAACGATTCCTTGTAACTCTTCATTGATTCTTTAAGAGATTTAACCTTGTCCTTAAGAGTCTCAAGTGCCTTTTCCTCTTTTGTGATTACCTTTGCGCCACTTGAACCGCCGCCCTTATCATTATCTATAATGTTGCCTACTTGCTCTATGCCGCTCAGAGTGTCATAAAGACCTTTTAACTCATCTCGTAAACCTTGAACAAACTGCGAAGAGTGACCCCTGTAAGAGGAAAGCGTGTCCGTTATTTGTTTAATCTGCGCTTTAACTTGACTGACATCCATCAGCAAAGAGACAGTTATCCGAGGGTCTATCCCTTCTAGCACCCCTAAGTCGGTTATGAGTTGTAGCGCCTGTTCTCGGTTCAGACCAGTTGCTTCAGCAGCCTGGAGCATTGAGCCAACCATCGCTTGAATAGCGGGACTCACACGGTCTAATGCTCCCTTCTGTCCTTTTGTAGCCATCTGAAGAGCGAGCATTTTGTCGCGTTGTGTAATAATCGCATTTTCAAGTTCAGCACTTCCCACCTTGCCGTCTGCCATAGACTTTGTGAATGTGGCGGTTGCGATGATGGACTCGTTTATCTGTTCCCTCAGCGGGTCAAACTTTGCCCCAAGAACCGCTTGAACATAAACGCCGATGTCCTCGGCTGCGCCTGCCCACGCTTCGCCCTGCCCTAGAAGTGCGTCAGTTGTTTCTCCAGCAGCGATGGCGGCCCCTGCCTGAGCGTCGTTCGCTAAAAGCAGTTGTGCCGTGTAGCGAGTAACCAGTTGTTCCATATCGTCTGTTGAGTCATTCAGAACGCCCGTACTCTCGTACAAAGCATAGTTCATATCAATCATCCCTTGAAGGGAGTCCACAACTTTTTGTCCTGCCCCTGGGCCTGAAGCCATAACTTTTTTGAAAGCAATATCGTAGGATTCAATGTCTCTACTTATACCATTAATGGTGAGTGATTTGCCAAACATTGTAAAGGCGTTAGAAACCTTAAAAGTTTCCTCTTCAACCTGAGCAAGACCAGCAAACGCCCCTACGACATCAGAGTAAACAAGACTATCAAGGCTGCCTTGTAACTTAAGTATCGCCTTTTCTCCCTTGCCAGCGCTATCAGTAATCTTATTTATTCCTTCACCTAATAGCACTCCGAGACCGATACCAGCGGCAATAGCATAAAGACCTGAAAATGCCATCTTTAATCTTGTGGCAGCGCCTTCAGCAGTAAGCATTTCAAAACCTAGTAAAGCGACGCTTCTCTGAGCAATGAGCGCCCCTGCCCCTAGCAAAGCAATCATTGAAATAAGTTTCTTACCTTCGCCATCCATTTCGTTAAATATGCCCACCATCGGATTCAGCACCCCGACAACGGCTTGAACGGCAGGCAGTAGCATCTCGCCCATCCCCGACTTAAGGTTCGTTATCTGAGCAGTTAAAATACGGCTTGAGTTAGCGAGCCCGTCAGAGGTTCTAGCAAAGTCTCCCTGGGCATCTTTCGTTTGAGCAAAGATAGCAGCGGAAGCGGCAAGGACTTTCTGTTGCGGGGTCATTGAACCCTTAGTCGTTTTTATGATGCCAAGTCGCAAAGCCTCTTGTTTCAGAGAGGCCTCGTTGAGCATTACACCATAACGACGGATTGGCTCAGACTCTCCTCTGAGGGCAGCACCAATCGCTTGGATAGCATCTTCAGGCGAAGTGTTACGGAACGAGGCAAGGTCTGACGCTAAAGTAGAAAACTTTATAGCGAAACTGGATAGTTCATCACCTGTGAGTCCAGCAGACTTACCGAAGGTAGCGAATGTGTTAGCACCGTCAAGGGCAGTCTTGTTTGCCTGTCCGAGTGTCACGGCAGCGGTAGCAGCAAACGCTTTAATGGTGGCAGCACCATCGTCAAATATCTCGTTCGTCACATTCATTGCTTCGCCTAAGTCGGAAGCGCCTTTAACAGAGTCTTTTACGAACGAGACAAGTTTTGCCGTTCCAAAAGCGAGAGCCATTGTGCCAGCCAACTGCTTAAAGGCGACATCCATTTTGCCTGCGCTTCCAACGCCTTCTGTGCCAAGCCCGCCCAGGCTTTCCTTAGCCTTCTTAGCGTCTGCTTCAATCTCATCGGGATGAAGGGCATCGTTAATGTCATCTATTTGCTTTTCAGCACTCTGACCCGCAGCGTCAAGCGTCTTAAGAGACTTCGCTGCTGTGGAGACATCGGCAGCAACATTCTCAGGCTTTAAGGCATCGGTAACCCTACTAACCGCCCCTGCTGTTGTTTCAGCACTACCAGTTAACGACTGAAGGCTTTTAGCAGCGGAACTGACTCCAGCGCTTAAACCCGAGGTGTCTGCCGTGATGACGGCTTTAATCTTGCCAACTACGCCCTCACTCATAAATCACCTCTTTCGCCTGGATTGTTGTTCTTGCTTCTGCCTTTGTTGTTCCCTCTCACTATTTTCTATCTTGATTAGAGCAATCCACTCTGCTAGTTCAGAACTGCTCATCCTGTCTTGAAGTTCCCCAACGGTCATCCCTAAATCTCTTGCTAAATGAAAGAGAAAGCGCCGCTCGTTATCAACTACCCCTCGGCTGTTGGGGAAGCCGAGTAGGATTTTCCCAAATCATCTGAGGCTTTCTGCCCAATCGCAGAAACGGCTAAACATTTATTCGCAATCTCGTCAATGACTGAGAACGATGCCTCGTTGAGTAACCATTCCATATCTGAGTCCTGGAATGCGATTGCGCCAGTATCAGGGTCATAGCAGCAGTTACAAAGCAGATAAGACCACATTGCCTCTTGGCGGTCTCCAGTAGAGAGCGAGTCATCGCCAACGACGCTTTGTAGGTTTGAACGCTGCCTGGCGCTCATAGAACGCACTTCTAATGAGACATCCCACTCTGATAGGTAAAGTAGTTCTTTGCCTAAACGGTTACTGCCTTTAATCTTGTCTGTAATGGTCACTTGGACACTCCTTAAATGTTAGTAGGTTGTTCTTGTAACTGCGCCTGTAACTTGGAAGTCGGCGCTATAAGAGACTACATCACCAAGGGGGCTTGAAGTAGAGAACGAGGTCATAATACATTCACCCGTATATTTGACATTAGAAGCCGTTGAACCAGCAGGGCCGTAAATGAAACTTCGTGAAGCGGGTTCAGCACCACCGTCTAAGTATCCCGTTACTGTGGCATCCCATACGCCCGAGACTGAGAAGGTGGCATCCTTAAGGCCTACAATGTAAGACTTGGCTGTAGCACCGAAAGCGGTTGTTTCAGCAGTCTCCACAGATAGCGGGAAGTCCACGCTGTTGAGAGTGTTTGAAATGTTGCGTGGTGTTCCACCAGTATCGTCTATTGAAAAGTCAACTGATTTACCGTGTACGAATGTGGGCATTATGTTTCTCCTTTAGAAGCGGGCGAACCCGACATTGAATGTGATTGAACCTGCTGTACCTGCCGTTGAAGCAAGAACTCTGATGTATCGGGCAACCGAACCAGTAACCACTACCTGTTGTGAGGTGGTGGTGGATGCGGGAACCGCAGTAAAAGTTACGATGTCTCCCCAAGTGGCGTTATCTGAGGATGACTGAACCTTTATAGTGGTTGTGCCGCCAGTAATGCTGTTCACGGTTGCGTGAAGGGTGGCGACTCCACCGTTAGCGGATGAAGCCGTATTATCTACGCTTGTCAACCCACCTAAAGCCGAGTATAGGATTGAAGCACCAGTTGTTAAAATCTTGCCGTTCTTAAGACCTGTAGTAAGACCTGTAGTGGAGTCGGTTGAGGCGTTAAAGTCGGCGCTTATGCTTACGACATCTCCGAGGGGGCTAGAAATGGAGTAAGAGGTTTCGTGGGCTTTCGCAATGATAGCCGTGTTGCCGATTGTCCCTGTGCTGGGAACAATGGTTAAGAGCGGCGTGGTTGCTGCCCCGAGTCCAGCAGCGAGCAGGACATCGCTTGCTAAAGCGCTTTGGTCAAACATTCCTGAGAGTGAAACGGTTGCGTCTTGTAATCCAACAATATACGACTTAAAGGAGGCCCCGAAGCCAGTTGTTTCAGCAGTCTCCACAGACTGACTTATATCGGCGTTATTAAAATAGCCCGAAAGGTCATACTGGTTGAATAGGACTTGTGTACCTTTGCCGTGAATAAAAGTGGGCATTATTCCTCATCCTCGCTTTTACCGTTTACGGGCTCTAATAATCCGATTTCTAAAAGGTAGGTGGCTTTACTGGCGGCAAGTTCTACGGTCTGCCCTGCCTCAGTACGGCGACCATTAACCTCTACGCCTGAAACCCCGTCTTTTCCACCCGTGACTTTGTAAAGCATTTGTTCCTTTGGTTCAGCAGGAACGCCAAGTAGGGTGGTCACAAGGACACAACTTGGCGACCAGCGCACTTGTAAGCCAGGTTAATCCATCGGTTCATCTGCCCGTTGTAGCATCATTTAATAAGTATCTTAAGAAATCAGCAATATAGGGTTGACAATGTGGAGTCCAGGCGATATGCTTACGGTATGAACAAAGAACAAACCGATGAAATATCCGAAATGATAAGTCAAGTCAGTCGCCTCAACGACCTCATCCACTCTATGAACTTCACTATTGGCGGGACACGAAACTCAGTCATTTGTGGGAGATTAGAAAGCACCCAAAGGACTCTTGTGTGGACACTCACTAAACTGAGCGAAACATTAGATACTCAGGTTTACCAATATGCCCAATCATAGAAATCAACATCTAGCAGGTTCCAGGCAGACAGGGACAAGCACACAGGGTTACGAGTTCCTGCTGCTGCGGCGAGACCAACTCTTGTGGACTGCCACACACTCAGAGGGCGAAACCGCAAGGGAAGCCCGTGAAGCGCTCAAAGATGTTGTTGCCGAGATAAGACGAAGGAGATTCTAAATGATTGCGAGTTTATCCAGGGTTAAGAGCAACGGGGAGACCGTTTTCATCCTGACGGTAGAAGGCGGCTGCGAAGTCCAGTCTGATGGTCAAGAGGTATGGATTGACGGTCAAGAGGTTAGAGGGATTACTGAGGCAAACCGCTATTTAAGCGAGCGAAGGTTTGTGAAGCAGACTGATTGGCAGGTGGATGAAAACCGCCGTTG